TGTGCTCTTCCGATCTCTTTTCTTCACACATGGGCGAAAATAAAGTTTCAAATTTTACACTATATTTGTAAATATGAAAGGGAGACCACGCAAACCCGTTGATTTAAAAAAAATCGAGGGGACTTTTCGCGCCGACCGAAGTCTTGAGCAGCCGATGATTGTCGAGCTGAGTGTTGGAGTTCCACAACCACCCGCTCACCTAAACGAATTGGGCTTCGAGTACTGGGATATCACTTGCAAGGAGTTAAAAAATAATAACCTACTGGCTGGCGCAGATCTCGGATTAGTTGCCGGGTACTGCAATGAGTTGGGCCTGTATAAAAAAGCCTGTGAGATAAACAACAAAGAGGGCGAGGTTGTTGTTAACAGATTTGGCGAGCGAGTGATTTCGCCGTGGTACGATGTGCGCAGCAAAGCATTGAAGCAAGCCACGCAGATGGGGCAGTTGTTTGGAATCACGCCGAGCGCCCGGGCAAGGATTGAAACGGGAAACGTGAAGCCAGCGAGCAAATTAGAATTATTAAGAAAACCTAAAACCGCATAACATGAAAAAGACAGTTAACAAAGCAACGCACAAAGCCGCATTTGAAACGGCGCATGTTGAATACCAGGGGCGCGAGTACAGGATTGAAGAGCGAGGCCATCAATTTGTGATCACCATGGACCAAGGCAGTGGATTCCGTGAGTGTGGCAAGTTTGGTTTGTGGGATGAGGCGTTTGTGTATCGCAACTTGAAACTAGCTGAAGAGGCGAAGGCCATTTTTGAAAGCCAGTGCAAAAAGTTGAAAAGTATATAAGCGACGTCCAATCTGGCGCGGTGCCAGTTTGTGAACACGTGCGCAATGCCGTGGCTCGTTATGTGGCAGATCGTTCAGCGGGTTGGGGGTTTTCTGAAACCTACGCTTTGCATGCCATTGAATTTATTCAGCAGTTGGAGCATAGCACGGGCGAATACGCGGGCAAGCCGTTTGAGTTGGAACCTTGGCAGGCGTTTATAATTTGGAATCTGTTTGGTTTTCTGAATGAAGATGGATCGCGGAGGTTTACGCGGGCTTATGTTGAGGTGCCACGCAAAAATGGTAAATCTACTTTTTCCTCGGCGATTATGCTTTACGGGCTTATTGCAGATGACGAATCGGCGGCGCAGGTTTATTCAGCCGCGACTAAACTTGATCAGGCAATGATGGTTTTCGGCGAGTCTGTTAGGGTTTGCCAAAATCTGCCCTGGTTGAATGAAGCGCTTACCGTTAACAATTCTGTGAACAATCGGCGGATCCTTTACGGGCAATCAATATACAAACCGCTTGAGTGGAATCCAGGCAAGCAGGACGGACTCAATGCGCACTTTTGTTGTATTGATGAATATCACGCCCACCCAAATGATGAGCTCTACAACGTAATCCGAAACTCAATGGGGGCAAGGCGGCAGCCGTTGCTGTTTACCATTACTACGGCGGGCTTCAATCGTGAGGCACCATGCTACAAGCACCGGCAGTATTGCGCAGGGGTGTTAAGTGGTAACATAAAAGATGATGCTTTGTTTTCGGTGATCTATACATTGGATGAGGGGGATGATTGGACGGATTCCGCAGTATGGGCCAAAGCAAATCCAAACTGGGGTATTTCGGTAAACCCTAGGCAGTTGGAGCAAGGATTGACCGAGGCCAAGGAGTTCGTGCACAAGGAAGTTGAATTTAAAACCAAACTGCTCAACGTTTGGACTGATACGGCAATGACTTGGATTTCGGACAGCGATTGGAAGGCTTGCGACGGCGCGGATGATTTAGAGGGCGCTTTATGCTATGGCGGTTTGGATTTGGCAAGCACTGGCGACTTTTGCGCATTTAGTTTATACTTTCCAGAATTTCACGCAATACGATCATGGTATTGGTTGCCAGTCGAGACGGCCTATAAACGTAAGGACGCAGCAGGGCAATCGATTAGGCAATGGGCAAGTGATGGACATATTGAGTTAACGGACGGCAACGTAACTGATTACGCTTTTATTAAGGCGCGGGTTATTCAGTTGGCGCAGCAGTACGACATTAAAGATATTGCGTTTGACCGATTCAACTCTTCGCAGTTAGTAATTGAGTTGCAAAATGAGGGGCTGCAAATGTTTCCTTTCGGCCAAGGCTTTGTATCAATGTCGGCACCTACCAAAGAACTAGAGCGATTGACAAAGGATAAACAACTAAGGCACGCGGGCAATCCCGTTACGCGTTGGATGATGGGCAACATAATGCTGCGCACAGATCCTGCGGGAAATATCAAAATAGACAAAGCCAAGTCGGGCGATAAAGTCGATGGGCCTGTTTCGATAGTAATGGCATTGGGCACTTGCATGCAGGATGCCGCAAAAGAAAAAGAATCTGATTTTTGGTTTGTAAGCTTATGAAATTTTTGGACGACTACATGCAGGAATATTACAACAACCTACCGAGATATCGGACCTATGAGGATGCCTACAACGCAACCGAGGAAAAGTATTTCGGCAAGTTTGGAATAAGAAGGTACAAAAACTACGATGTATTCAGGGCAGCATTGAGCAGGTGGTTGGCACAGGGCCGTAATAAGTAATTTGTTAACGTGAGTAATTTAGGGCAGTTGTAATTTGCGGGCGATGAATCTAAAATTCTGGCAGCCAAAAAGAGCGGAGAAGCGCAGTAGCTTATCGCAGCCAACTGATTGGCTAGTGAATACTTTACAAAATGTTTTCGGATATCAAACAAAAAGCGGTCAGGCGGTTAATGATCGCACGGCGCTATCTATTGCGTCGGTGCATGCGTGCGTTAGAGTTATTGCAGACGGTATTGCGGGGCTATCTTTAAAGTTGTATAAAGACGATGGCATCAATCGCGAGCAGGTTGTAATCCATTACGCCACGGCATTAGTAAACGAGCCAAACCCGTATCAAACAAAATACGATTTTACCAAATACATGGTGAGCCACTTGGCGCTGAAGGGCAACGCTTACGCTTTTATCAATCGCGACAGCAGATATTTGGGCATTGAGTTACACCCTATTGCACCTGATTACGTTCAGCCAATCATGCAGGACGGCCAATTGTTTTACAAAGTGAATCGCAAAGGATTCCCTGGCATGATTCCAGCGGCCGACATGTTGCACTTTAAGGGCTTGTGTGGTGATGATCCGCTTGTTGGTTTGAGCCCCATCGTGGTGCACGCCGAAACCTTGGGCATTGACTTGGCAGCAATTAGCCAAAGCGCGGGCGTCTACAAAAATGGAGTGTTGAAATTTTTGTTAACATCTGATGCGCAGATTAAACCCGAGCAGGCAGTGCCGTTGAAGAAATCTTTGGATGACGTTATAGACGGGGCAAGCCGCAGCACAGTGTTGCCCAATGGCATCAAGATGGAAAAACTAAGCCTGTCGCCAGAAGAGGCGCAGTATTTGGAAACACGCAAATTTTCGGCCGAGGAAATCGCCCGCATTTTTGGGGTGCCCGCTTCCATGATCGGCGCAAAGGATGGCATCAAGTCCAGCGTTGAGCAGGAATATCAAGACTTTTATGCTCGCACTTTGGCATCCTATGCGATTAACATCGAGCAGGAAATGGCCCGCAAGCTGTTAACAGAAAATGATAAGTTAACTTATTACTTTAAATTTAACTTTAATTCGCTGTTGAGAGCCTCCGCCAATGAGCGCGCTGACTATTACAATAAAGGCATTCGCGGCGGTTGGCTTTCACGTAATGAGGCCCGCATGTTTGAAGATGCAAACGGATTTAATGGAGGCGATGAGTATTTGATTGAATCCAATTTGATGCCGTCCAGCAAAATCGATGAATACATGGACGCCAAGATTGCACAACTAATGAGTACCGCCGACAAAAACAACAACCCAGAGGGAACCAATAACACAGAAGTAATCTAATGAAACAAGAAAGGCGCACATTTACGGGCACCGTCCACACCAGGTCAGAAGGCGAAGGCATGCCAAAAGAAATTGGCGGCATTGCTGCTGTCATTAATTCCGCTACGGATCTCGGATATTTTGAGGAGGTTATTTTGCCGGGAGCGTTTGACAATGCTCTGTCTAAAGATTACGACATTCGTTGTTTGTTTAACCACGAAGCCGAGTTAATACTGGGCCGCACCAAAGCAGACACCTGCAAAGTGTTTGTAAATGCTGACGGCAATCTTGAATATACTTGGGTACCCGACTATGAGAACCCTACCCATATGAGCGTTGTGCGTTCTATCATGCGCGGCGATATCACACAGTCATCATTTGCCTTTACTATCAAAGAGCAAATGTGGAGCGAGTCAGAAAAATACGGATCTATGGGCAAGCGCACAATCAAAGTAATTGAGGATTTGTATGATGTTAGCCCTGTAACTTATCCCGCTTACGCCGATACCGAGGCCGACGCCCGTAGCATTGTTGCAATGCGTGATCAGGAGCAAGAAATCGAAGAGGCCAAAAGAAGCCAAGCCTCTGCCGATGTTATTAAATTGGCTTTATTGAGATACAAAAACCTTTAAACAAAAAACAAAATCATGAATAAAATTAAAGCATTGAAAGAAGAGCGTGGACGTTTGCTCGGCGAATTGTCTACCTTGCAAACCACAATCGAA